GAATTTTTGATGCGGCAATTCAATCGAGTAAAGTTAGAGTTCGTCCGATTTTGATGACTTCACTGACAACAATATTTGGTTTACTTCCTTTAGCTTTTGCTTTAGGTGAAGGAGCAGAATTAAGAGCGCCTATGGCCAGAACTGTAATGGGCGGTACAGCCGGATACGACGGCGATGATTTACTGGCTGAAGAACCGTATGCCGGATAAGTGGCGGGATAAGAAGGAGATTGACGGTCGCCTTAAGGTGGAGGAAGTGGTGATCAGCGTGGATGGTGAGGAGTATGATCCGGCTTAATCTTGGCAAGGGCGTTTTTAACGAGGTTTACAAGCGGCATTTAAACAATAAGCACCGGTATCAGATTTATTTCGGCGGTTCGTCGTCGGGTAAGTCTTTTTTTATTGCCCAGCGGGTGGTGCTGGATGTGTTGTCGGGGCGTAATTACCTGGTGGTGAGAAATACGGCCAATACGATAAGGCGCAGTTGCTGGAATGAGATTGTGAAGGCGATTGCCCGCTTCGGGGTGCGCCGGTACTTTGAGATTAACAAGACGGATATGACGATTACGTGCAGCCTTAACAGCAGCCAGATTCTTTTTGCGGGGCTTGACGACCCGGAGAAGATTAAGTCGATTACCCCGGTGGACGGGGTTATCACCGATATATGGGTGGAGGAAGCGACGGAGTGCGAGATTGCCGCGGTGAAGCAGATGGACAAGCGCCTGCGTGGGCGCAGCAGGTTCACGAAGCGGATGACCATTTCCTTTAACCCGATTCTGCAGGACCACTGGCTTTATAAGTGGTTTTTTGATATCTGGCGGGACGACGGCAATTATTTCGAGAGCGACCTTGTGAGTATTTTGAAGACGACTTACAAGGATAATGAGTTTCTGGAGCTTGACGATATTCTGGCGCTTGAGAATGAAGCGGACGAGTATTACTACAATGTTTATACCCTGGGCAACTGGGGGGTGCTGGGCAATGTTATTTTCAAGAACTGGCGGGTGGAGGATTTCGAGCCGGATAACTTTGACAGCTATTTAAACGGCATTGACTGGGGTTTTGCGGGGGATCCTTTCGCTTTTATTCGGTGCAGGTACGATAAGACCCGGCACCGGCTTTACCTGTGCGATGAGATTTACGCATGCGAGCTTAGCAACGGCGAGAGCTCACAGCTGGTGAAGGCGATTATCGGTGACGAGGTTGTGTACTGCGATAGCGAGGAGCCAAAGAGCCTGGCCGACTACCGGGCGTTCGGGGTGCGGGCGGTGAAGGCTGACAAACCCAAGGGGAGTATCGCCTGGGGAATCAGGTTTTTGCAGAGCCTTGAGATTATTATCCACCCGCGCTGCCAGAACGCACGCAACGAGATACAGAAGTACAAGTGGAAGGAAGACCGGCTGGGCAATGTGCTGCCGATACCGATCGGACGCGACGACCATTTGATCGATGCGTTGCGCTACGCCCTGACCCCGATAAGGCCGGAGCGGAGCAGGGACGAGGCTATGGATGGTAAGCCGGATAAGTTTGACCCGTTTAAGACACGCGGGGTTGATAGGAGTGATTTTAATTTATGGTGACGATGACTATTTTAATCGCGGTGACCGCGCTTTTACTTGGGGTGATGCTGGGGGCCTTTATTGCGGTGCATTGCCTGCGGGTGGGGCTTACGTGGAAGCGCAGCGAGGAGCGACAGGAAGCGCCGCAAAGCGTGCCGGTGACCCTTGCGGACTTTTACAAGCCTAAAAACCCCGAGGGGGCAAAAAACCCCGCCATGGATTTGAGCAGCCGGATGCTGGACGAGCTGATGAACGGACCGGCCGAGGGGAGGAATGACTGATGGATGCAGGGGTGATATGGACACGCTACGAGGACGGGCTTAACTACAAGCGTTCGGAGGGGCACCTTGACGACTGCCGGACGAATGTTGATTTCTACGAGGGCAGGCAGTGGCCGCCTTCGACCAAGCTGACGCGTAATATTCCGCGCCCGGTGTTTAATATCTGCCGGCAGATCGTGGACCATAAGGTGTCGGCGGTGATGGCGGATAATATACGGATGGTGTTTAAGCCGGAGGAGACGGGGATGGAGGATGCCGAACCGGACGAGGCGGCGGCGGATATTTTCAGCCGTTATGCGGATAGTACTTTTGAGCAGATCAAGCAAAAGAGCCTGAACGAACAGGGGATTACCAATGCGGCGGTGCGGGGCAATGCTATCTGGCATTATTTCTTTAATGCGGACAAGGACGGCGGCAAGCGCCTGCAGTATATCGGCGAGATTGACGGAGAGGTTATCGACCCGATTAATTTCTTCCCCGGCAACCCCAAGTCGCCGGCCATTGAGAAACAGCCGTGGATCATTATCACGAGCCGTGAGGACGTGCTGAATCTGAAGGACGAGGCGAGGGTGGCGGGGATTGCCCCGGGTGATGTGGCGCTGCTTGTGCCGGATAAGCAGTACAATACCTACGACTCCAGCGGGAATGAGATGCGGGACGACAACAAGGCGACGGTGCTGACGATGTACTGGCGCGACCGCGAGACGAAGACGATTAAGTTTTTGAAGTCGACCAAGGGCGTTGTTTTTGTAAAGGAGACGGACACGGGGCTTAGGCGTTACCCGGTGGCCTCGATGCAGTGGAAGTTCAAGGCGGATAGCTTTGTGGGTGGCGACGAGGTGGGGGAGATTATACCCAACCAGAAGCTGATTAACTTTATGATGTCGATGCAGGCGCTTTCACTGCAGCTGACGGCGTGGCCGAAGCTGATTTTTAAAAGCGACAGTGTCGACGTGACGAGGCTAACCAATACCCCGGGGGAACTGGTTGAGGATAGGTCGCCGGAAGGGACACCGTTCTCGGCTCAGTACATGAACCCGCCGAGCATGCCCCCGGTGCAGGCGCTGGTGGATAATGTGCTGGGGATTACGAAGAATATCGCGGGGGCGACGGACAGCGCGACTGGCGAGCTTAACAAGACTGGCCAGATGAACGCTTCGGCGATTATGCTGCAGCAACAGGCGGCGGCGGTGCCCCTTGAAGGGATCAAGCGCCGTTTTTACCAGGCGATGGAGGATATCGGCTATATTTGGGCCGACATTTGGCGGGTGTATTACGGGATTGAGCGCTATATAAGCGTTGACGATAACGACGGCAACAAGGTGAGCGTGCCTTTCCGCGGGACGGACTATGCGGACATGCCCTTGCAGCTGGGTATCGATATCGGGCCGGCTTCGATGTGGAGCGAGAGCCTGGCACAGTCGACCCTTGACAAGCTCTTTGACCAGAAGCTGATTGACATGGATACATACTTGGAGTTGGTGCCGGCTAATGTGGCGCCGTTTAAGGAAAAGCTGAAACGGATGATCGAGCAGCAGAAGCAGGCGCAGCTGCCGGAACCGGGGATGATGCCGGCGGGGTTACCGCCCGGGATGGGGCAGGGGATGCCGCCTGGCATGGAAGGAATGCAGGGACCGCCACAGGGTATTCCTGAAGGGATGCCACAGGGTATGCCACCGGGCATGATGGGAATGTGATTCACGGTATTAACCGCTCTCGCTAACAGCAGGGCGGTTTTTATATGCGGGCGTAGGGATAGGATGCCGCTATCAAATTTTAGGAGGAACTGACGATGGAGATGGAAAACACGGGCGTAGCTGATGAGTTTCAGCAGACTGCCGATGCCGGGCAGGAGACCACAAACGAAACCCCTGGTGAGGAGAGCACCGCGGAAGAAACGGGCGTAACGGCTGATACTGGCGCGCTGGATCAGCCGGAGGGCGATGCCGGCCCCGAAACGGATAATGCCTTTTACCAGAGGATGCAGAGGGAGCGCCGGAAGATCGAGGATGAGTTTGCCCCGCTTCGACAGCAGAACGAGGTTTTGGCGCGGACGGCGGCGCGGTACAACATGACGCCGGAGCAGTACACTGCCGCTCTTGAGCAGCAGGCGATCATTGATGAGCGCGAGGCGCTGGAGGCGCAGGGGATTAACTACGATGCCCTTAACCAGGCGGTGAGCAACCACCCGGCGCTGAGACAGGCCCAGCAGGTGCTGGCACAGCAGGAGGCGCAGGCGGCTTTTAACGCCGAGGCAGCCCAGCTGTTCGCCAAGTTCCCGGACATTAAACCGGAACAGGTACCAAAGGAGGTTTTCGACATTAAGGCCCAGACAGGTATAAGCCTGCTGGATGCCTATCTTCGCTACGACTACGATAATGCCCGCCGTAACGGCGAGCAGGAGGCTGTGAAGAAGTTAAGGCAGGGTGCCGCCACGACGCCGGGTGCGCTGGGCGGTGCGGCGGAGCATAGCCAGAAGGCTATCGATGCTATGTCGAAGGAGGATTTTGAACGCTTCAAGCAGGAGCAATTTTATAAAACATAACAGAAAAGAGTGTGATTCCTAATGGCTACTAAATTACAGACGTATACCACACCATCGGATGCATCGAATAACCGCCTCACGAACGAGAACGGGGAAGTTTATT